AATAGCTGACGATATAACCCCTAACGCTCCATCTCCAGAGAGCGCAGTAATAAAGCAAAATTTAGAACAGCAACAAAACGAAGATCAGGCAAAGAAAATACGTAGAAAAGAAATTGAAGATGCCAAGTTAGAAGGGAAACCAGAAGCAACAGGAGTAGGTGCTGTGGCTCCGGAAGAATTACAACAGCCGATAGCAACAGAGCCTCCGGTAGCCCCAGCAATACCACGTTAAATGAAACATGGCCAACATAAAAAAAATTTTAGAATTGCTAGGAACAATAGCGAAGGAAAAAAAACTTTCGACTCCGTTTATTTGTGGCGGCCTTCCAAGAGATAAACTTCTTGATAATATTGAGAACATTGACGATTTAGATATTACTACCGGCGACACTTCAGTTCATACATTAGCGCAAGAATTTGGTCGAATTATAGAACCTATTGGTGGGCATTATTTGGTTTTGCAAGATGGACACGCTCAAGTTTCGTTTGATGGAATAAAGATAGATTTCTCTTCTCATTATATTGCTCCTGGTGTTGAGGTCCTATTAAAAAAAGCAGGATTAAAAAAACCAACCTCAATGCTTATGGAAATGATTAGCAGAGACTTTACCGTTAATTCGTTGTTGATGACGTTGGATTTAAAAACAATAAAGGATCCTACAGGACTTGGGATTAACGATATAAAAAAGAAACGTTTGCGAACTTGCTTGCCGGCCAATATAGCACTTGGGAATGATAATAAACGAATTATAAGGGTTATTTATTTGGCAGCTAAGCTTGGGTTTGTAGTTGATGATGAGATAAAGGACTGGATAATAAAAAACCCAGCGGCAATAGCAAATGTAAAGCCGAAATATTTAAGCAAAAAATTACAGCAAGCAATCAATTACAATCTAGAGAAAACTGTAGAATTAATTGATGAGCTTGGTCTTTGGAAATATTTGCCCATATTGCCGGAACTTATGCCATATGCAACTAAGAGCGGGAGAATGATATGAAGGAATATTTAGAAGCATATGCCATTTTGAAAGAGGCTAAGAAAAAGAAAAATAAGCGTGTTGATTTGGATACAAGACCAAAGCCCAATCCATTGTTTAAAAATTACGATTATACTGCTGCCGGTCCTAACGCAACAAGTCCTGGCGGCAGTCCGTACTATGGAACTCCTGGCGGTGGCGAAAAGAGTATGGGTGATTGGATTAAAAAACGAAGAAAGGCCAATCAATGACAAAAAAAATAGTCCGCTTAGCAATGATTAGAAGTGACAGCGATAGCCCATGCCCTTTCGGCCTCCCTATAAATTTTGGATGTCAGATGGCCGGTGAGATTGTAAAAAAAATGGCGCCGTTAGATATTATGGGCGATAAATCAACCCCAGAAGATAAAGAAAAAATCAAACAGTCCAACATAAGATTAATGACATGGATTCTGATGATGAAAGAAGAACCACCAGCCCAATGCGTATATGCCGGCCTATTATTTCCAGAAAAGAAAGATAAGGTTGAATGCAATTATTCTGATGCTGCTCCTGGTCAAAATACTAAGGGAGTTGTTCTTTCTAGTCCTCAATACTCAACTTTATTTGCTGGAGTTGGGCTGGATGCTTTGACTACTTTTCCATTGTCAGGAATGTCTGATTACAACTCATCTATGAAAAATACTTATTACGCTACGTATTCAATTCAAGGAAATAACAGCAGTAAAGAATTAACTAAGTTTGCAGAAGAAACTATGGCAGATGCAGAAGCGGAAAAGGCCAAATATAAAGAAGATCACCGCAAATAGTTATCATATGCTAATAAACCAGCATAACTTCAAGAACCACAGGAATCTAATATGAATTTACAAAAAGCAGCTCAATTAGGAAATCAAAATATCTCAGGATATTCTGGCGAAGTTATGCAGGCCGATGATGCCGAGCAAATTGTATTGGAATTCTCAGACCCCGAAGAGGAAGCTATTTCTTTTACTTTGCCCAAAATTCCCGGAGCAATGGATGACTCTGACATTGTTGTGGACGAACCAAGTGAAATTGCCGTAGAAGAACCTTCAGATGTAGAAGTTGCCGAGAACGACCGTTGGAACTGGGAATCAAACGGCGCAAGTAATTTCGTGCAGTGGTTACAAGAAATGATGACTAATGTTCCTGAACATACTGGTCATGATAGTACGGCTCTAGAACGATTGGTTACTCATTATGAAGCTTTAGATCGAGCAATCAGCAAGGCTATGAGGGGTGATTTAAGGAACGAAATAGACGCTGATGCTTGTGAGCGTTGCCGAGAAGAAATTGAAAATGTAATAGTGAGAATAAATGATCGCTTAGAAAGGGTTAAAGCCTCAAAATTTAAACGTCACAACAAGAAAAAGAAAGCTAGCGACGAATCTGATCAAATTATAAAAGAAGCCGGCACTACAAAAATTACCGGAATTTCAATTACTGTTCCACTGTTTATATCAGCTTGCGCAAGAGCAATTATAAATTCCCATATAAGCGCGGGTCATGGCTTGGAAGATTCATACGAACATTTTGATAAAAAATACAAATTTACTGGCCGTGAAAGACTAGAATTGACACAGCTATTACTAGATATGAATTTTCCGTTGCGTATTGATCGTGGCAAAATTGGAGACGAGATTGATTACAGATCTTCTAATAACGTTGATTATGCGGCAAGCTTCTTAGATTAATAAGGATTTCAATGAGCAGAGGCGGAATTAAAATATCACGAACGGATGAGTTTGAATCTTCTCAAAAAAATGTTCCAAACTGGTTGAAGCAATTCGCAAATAGCTATGATGAAAAAACTGCTGTAGAAGTCGCCCGCAACAGGAATAAAGCAAGCGAACCTTCAATATATGATCGCATGAACTCTATTATGAATGGCACAAAAGTTTCTCCTTATGCCACAGTTGATGACGCTGTAAGAGACTATCAAGAGCGTACAGGCTTACTAAAGTACCAACAAAGAGAAACGTCTAATAAAATTGCTCAGTCAGCTCAAGAAATTATGAAATCTGCTGATGATGAAGAAGAAAAAAAAAATTCTAGCGCCAAGCCAAAGTTACTAGACGAAAATCCAGCAATTGATAATTATATAAATAACGTTGTAGATACTCAGTACGGAATTCAAATGCCGGCGGTTCTTCAGGGCATTTTAGAGATGTTTTCACGTCATGTTAGCGAGTCAGATTTAGATGACGCTGATTTGGCAAGACATATAGTTTGTTTAATTAATTCTAAACGAAAACCGACTGATATGGGTGCTGCAAATATTGGCCGCGGAGTAGGTACAGAGAGAGCGACATACGAGCCAAATGATTCAAATAGAGATCCGTTTGCCGGACTAATGCCTAAGAGAGTTTATTAATTATTGCCGTAACTATCTAAAATCACTGCATATTTTTGCATGATATAACGATGAGTGGGAAGAAAGTTAAAATAGAACAGCCGTCAGCATTTGACATTATCCGCGAAAACATACTTAATTTAGATGTTATTCATTTTGTTGAAACATATCTAACAGTAGACGGCGCTCCTTTTAGACTAACCAACAACGGATACAAGCCTTTCGTTGATATCTATCGGTACATTGCTTTGAAGGCGATTGAGCCTGATGCAAAACCAGTAGTGCTAGTAAAGGGGCGTCAAGTAGGAGCTACCACAATGGCTGCCGCTCTTGAGTGTTATTTTATGGCATGCGGTTTGTTTGGTAATAATGGCAGGGCTCCTATGCGCATTGGCCATATGTTCCCTACTCTTTCTTTGGCCGCAGCATATACAAAAACAAAACTTGATCCTATGTTAAGCTCTTCAAAACCAATGCCTGGAGTTTTGAAAAATAACGGAATGCTAAAATCATTTATGGAATCTAGATTGGATACTAGTAGCCCTGCAAATAATAACATGCACTTTAAATTGTTTAAGGGTGGTAATTTAATATTCGTGGAAAGCACGGGCGTGGACGGTGACAGAATTAGAGGGCGGCAATTAGCTTTAGACACAGAGCTTCCTACTCCAAATGGATTTATTAAATTAGATGATGTGAAGGAGGGGGATCATTTGTTTGATGAAGAGGGAAATATATGTACTGTTACAAAGGTACACCCAACTAATTTAACTCCTGAGGCATATAAAATAACTTTTGATGACGGAACTATTGTTGAGGCTTGTGCCGAGCATTTATGGTCAACACACACAAAATCAGAAAGACGTTTCAAAAAAGCACCCACAGTAAAAAATACAAAAGAAATTTTTAATACATTACAAGTACGCGGAGAAAGTAATCATTCAATTAAAACATGTTCACCAGTAAAGTATGAAGAAAAAAACTTGCTTGTTGATCCTTATTTACTTGGTCTGTGGCTTGGGGATGGAAGCCGCGGAGGCCAAATAGAGTCGGCCGATCCAGAAATATTTAATGGGCTAAATTATAGAGTAATTAAGTCAACTATAAATAATTATAATAAAGGTAGTTTTAGTAAATCTGGGTTATCTAAATCTAGTTCGTATAGAGTTTTAGGCTTAACCACAGCGTTAACAAAACTAGGGCTGATCAGTAATCCAGGTAAAATAAAAAAGGAAAATGGTGATTTGGGATTTTATAACAAACGCATACCAGAAGAGTATATGCGCTCTTCCGTTGAGCAAAGACTAGCTTTATTACAGGGATTAATGGATTCTGACGGCTGTTGCTCCGTAGATGGAAGGTGTGAGTTTGTTCAGGTTGAATCTAGAAAGGAACTTGCATATCAAATTTTAGAGTTAATACAAAGCCTTGGGATTAAGACATCGATTATAAAAGCAGAAGGCTATAGATATGAAAAACGATATCAGGACAAATACAGAATACAGTTCTATACAACATTGCCAGTTTTTAGACTAGCAAGAAAGTTAGTAAATTTGAAATCAAAAATAAACAAATCTGGAAATAGGTACATAAAAAACATAGAGCCAATATCATCCAGGCCAATGAAGTGTATTACGGTAGATAGCACGTCTAGCCTTTATTTAATTACAAGGGCATTTATACCAACGCACAATACTATGGACTGCGCCTTATTTGATGAATGTTTTCCATATGATCAAAATATAGAAACAGAAAATGGCAAAATAAAAATTGGTAAGCTTTATGATATGTTGTCTAATAAAAAAGAATTGCCATTAGTAAAAACATACAATGAAGCGACTGAACAATTTGAGTATAAAAAAATAACAAACGCTTGGTGCCGCGGAGAAAAAGAATTAATCCGGCTTACATGCGGAAATAGAAAAATAGAATGTACACCAAATCATCGTTTTCTAACGGCTGTAAATGGCTGGAAAATGGCAAGTGAACTATTAGAGGGTGATTTGCTTAGAGCTACACCGGCAGAAATAAATCAAATATCAAAATCTCTTAACGAAGATCAGATGCAAATAATGCTTGGATCGTTTCTTGGGGATGGGCATATTGCTAATAGTGGGCTAAATAGATATAGAATTAGAGAGGTTCACGGCATAAAACAGGAAAATTATTGCACATGGAAGGCTAATATATTTAATTCTAAACCAACTGTAATTGAAAAAAATGGATATTCACAAAAGCCAGCACTTGTGTTTTCTAGCAAGTTATTTGGGCTAGCTAAAAAATTTCCAAAAATAAAAACAACATGCCCACAATGGGTGCTAGATGATCTTGATGCTCGTGGGTTGGCTGTTTGGTTTATGGACGATGGTAGTGCGTGTAATAATCAGGGCGGAGGGACGATACATACGTGTTCTTTTGATGAAGATAGCCAAAAAAGAATGGTTGCAAAATTACAATCTTTTGGAATCGATTGCGAGTACAGATTTTACAACAAAAAGAAAACTGGGTATTTTTCAATTTTTATCAACAAAAAGGGTTATTTAAAATTATGTGACATTATAAGGCCGTATATACATCCAGATTTGTTTTATAAAATACATGGAGCTAACGAACAGACATCTAATTATAAATGGGATAATGTTTTTAATAATTATGGCCTTGTAGTTGTTGACAAAATAGAAGATGTTTTAAGTAAAAAAATAGTTTATGATATTGAGGTTGAAGATAATCATAATTTTATAGTAACATCTGTTCGTAGAAGTAAAAATATTGGAGGTATAATTGCGCATAATTGCCAAGATATCCCTTCAATCGCTTTAGGCGCTGTTACTAAAGTTCTTGCTCAGGCTCATTATGGATTTACCGGCGATGGTGTTCAAGTTTATTTCGGAACCCCAAAACAAAAAGGCACCAATTATCACAATATGTGGAAGATGGCTGAACAACATTATTACCACCTAAGATGTGAAAGTTGTGAAGGACTTTTCCCATTATATAGACCTGATGTTAACTGGGAAGATATATGGCTTTATGGAAAAATTGTTAAATGTACCGAGTGCGGCCATGAACAAGAAAAAACACAAGCTGCTGAAAGAGGGCAATGGGTAAGGTTTGGTGGGGCAGATCCAAAAGATTCTAAATACATTGGCTATCATATTAATCAGCTTTATATTCCGCATTTTACAAAAGAAACAATCCTTGGACAGAAACCGGAAAAAAATCCTAACAATACCGAGCGAATTTATCAAAATGAAGTTCTTGGAGAATTCTATGACGGAGACGGTTCGCTTATTAGCCCGGAAGAAATATATGAAAACTGTGGTGATATTGGTCGTCAGTTTACAAAATCAATAGGCTCACACGAAAACAAGATGGTGTATTTAGGAATGGACTGGGGGCAACGTGGCGCATTAGATCAATTAGCCGGTCGTCAACGCGGACAATCGTATAGCTGTGCGGTTGTTCTTACGGCAGAAACGCCAAATAGATTCATTGTTGAATTTGCTACCAGATTACAAAAAGTAGATCCGCAAAGCAAACTTGACGTTGTAGACGAAATGTTTAGAAGATATAGTATTCAAGTTGCGGTAGGGGATATTGGAGACGCTTATGATTTAACTCACGTTTTGCAAAGAAAATATTTTGAAAGATTTTTGGCAAGTCGTGCAGCTCCTAAAGTTATTGGTCACGTTAAATTCACTAGAGATATTTTCCCGAAAGAAATTGTTTTCGAAAGAGATTATTATTATTCTGAATTGATGGGCCTATTAAAATCTGGAGCAATTAGATTTCCTATGGGTCAATTTGAAGAAGTATCTTGGTTAATAAATCATTGTTGCAGTATGGATGTTAGGGCAAATATAGGACGGCAGGGAGATCCTATTAGAAGATATATTAAAGGTCCTAGCCCTAATGATGGATTCGCAAGTTTGCTCAATGCCTACCTCGCGTACAAATTTCATATCACTCAAGGCTTTAAAATTACGCAGCCAGCACTAATGAAGTACGAAATTGCAAAGAGAAACGCAAAAATACCGGCAGTTCTTGGATACATGCCGAAACGAGGACAGAGCAGCTGATATATGTAGTGTATGCACTGTTGTAGAACTTGCGGAAAAGATTTTATTGTCGGCGCTAATTGGTACGAAAGCTCTAAGCGTCATCAAAATTATAACTGTATTACTTGCCATACAGCATTTTATCGTTCAAAATACGATCCTCAAAAAAACAAAACAAAAGTAAAAAAATATGATGAGAATTTGAAGCGAGAGGCCATGAATAATTATGGCGGAGTTTGTGCTTGTTGCAGAGAAAAAGAGTTATATTTTTTAACAATAGATCATATAAATAATGACGGTCGTGCCGATAGAGATAAAAAATTAGTTGGCATTAAAATGTACGGGTGGATGAGAAAAAATAATTACCCAGATAAAGATAGGTTTAGAGTTCTTTGTTACAACTGTAATTATATGCTTGGCTCATATGGAATTTGCGAACATAATAGTGATTTAAAAAAAGATAAATGTTTTGTGTGCAATGAACATTTGGTTGAAAGACTTTTATTTGCCAGAAATTATGTAGAAAATTTTCATTTGTTTTTTAAAAAATCTAATCTTAATATATGTATGAAGTGCGCAATGGAAGTAAAAGACGTGACTAGTTTAAATTCGCGAGTATCTAGATTGAACAAACGAGTCAAGGTAATAGATGCTTATGGTGGGAAATGTGAGTGTTGTGAAGAATTAAACTATTGCTTCCTTACAATAGATCATGTTAATGGCATTACTGGCAATTGCATAAATGATCGTAATATAAATTTGTACAAAAAATTAATAGATAACAATTTTCCCAAAGATGATTATAGGCTTCTTTGTTATAATTGTAATTGTTCCCGTGGTCATTTTGGTGTTTGTCCGCATGAAAAACAAAGGCATATTAGTGTATTTACTGAAGAAAAGGTAATAAATGGTTAAAACGCGAGCAGAACAAATTTTAGAGCATAGAGAAAGTTTACCACCACAAGCCTCTCCGCTTATGGCCAAATCTGTCAGTCATGTTCGTAGGCAATCATTAGAAGATGAGCTAGAACAAGGCCTCTACAGAGAAAGTGGTAACTATACACCTCAAATACAAGCCGGCGCCCCACGAAGCAAAAGATCAAGCGCTATAGGAAATGAATTAACCAGCTCGGGTGTTGTTAGAGGAAGTGGTGATGGTATTTTTAGGGCGGCACAGGCAACTCCTACGTCTCCTGTATCTGGGGCTGGGGGAGCTGGCGGTTCGGGTGGAAATGGATTCAGAGGTTCAGGCAGTACAGCTCGTCAAGTTCCAGAAGTATACAGTCCTCTTTGGCTTAATAGCAATTTAAATCTTCCGCGAGATAGAGCTACTATTAATGCTTGGAGTCGTTCATTTTTTGCCCTTAACCCAATTGTTCATAATGCGATTACCCTTCATTCTACGTACCCAATTGCTAAATTAAATATTAAATGCAAGAATCAGAAAATTGAAAAGTTCTTTGCCGAAATGGTTGAAGAATTAGATCTTATGACTTTGTGTTGCCAAATAGCTCAAGAATATTGGGTTTTGGGAGAGGCCTTTATTTATGCCGAACTAGATGAGCGAACAGCAAAGTGGAGTCGGCTACTAATACAGAATCCGGATTATATTACGGTAAAGCGCTCTGTTATTGCGGGAGAGCCAATTATTAGCATGCGGCCGGACGAGAATCTTAGGCGTATGATATTTTCTCAAAAGCCATCTGATGTTCAACAGAGACAGCAGTTGGATCCGGCCATTGTTGAGCACGTTAAGAGAGGAGAGAGCATACCACTAAATAATTTCTATGTATCTCATTTGGCTAGAAAGATAAGTCCATATGAAGTCAGGGGTACTGGCGTTATTGTTAGCAACTTTAGAAACTTAATGCTCTTAGATAAATTTAAGGAGTGTCACGACGAAGAAACAGAAGTGCTGACAGATCAAGGTTTCAAGAAATATCAAGATGTAATTGATTATGAAATGGTAATGGACGGCACTTATAGTCAGCCGTATGTTAGCTATTCTAGACCAAAAGCCGGCATAAAGATAGCTTGTTTTAATCCGGAGAATGAAGAGTTAGAATATCATGAGCCAACAAATGCCTACGTATCTCATCATGCCGGGGATATGTATCATTTCTCTAATGAAAAAATAGATTTAAAAGTAACTGGCGAGCATGATTTGTGGGTATCTGAAAAGAAATATCAATACAATGGACACCGGAGCTTAAGAAAGATGTACTGGGATGAGTATAAAAAAGTAAAGGCGCAAGATTTAGATCTTAATGATGTTAAAAAGTTCCGCTCACAAGTTAAATGGACAGGGAACGATGATGTAAAAACCGTTGATGTTTGTGGTAAAGATGTTCCAGTTGAGTTATATTTAGAGTTTCTTGGTTATTTAATTAGCGAAGGGCATTTACATACAAGTGGAAAATCGAGACATATAGTTGGGTTTTGTCAGGCTAAACCAGACCATATGCAATTATTTCAAGATTGCGCTCTTAATTTTTCAAAAGCAATAGACAAATCATATGCCGAGGGATGGAATAAACGATTAAACCCAAAACATCTTGACTGGTGGAATGCTGTGTTTTGTGGCAAAGATTTATATAATCACTTTAAAGAAGCAATTCAAGATGCCGATGGAAACACCCACTCTCAACACAAGCAAGTTCCACGTTGGATTATGGATTTGAGTCCTAGGTTACTTAAAGTATTTCTAGACGCTTTGGTTAGGGGCGACGGATCTACACACAAAAGAAAACACAACAAAACTAGTTATCATTATTATACTACGTCAAAACAATTATCTGACGATGTTTATGAAATTGCTTATAAATGTGGTTATGTACCAACTGTATTTGTTAGAGATGATGAAAAGTATTTAACAAGAAATAAGGGTGGAAGTTTGCCATTATATACTTTAGGCTGGTCTGATTGTGGTCCTGGTAATTTTCCTATGGTTTATAAGGAATCAAGAAACAGTCAAACAAGAGAAAAGCATGATACATTTCAAATAGAAAAATATGATGGTATGGTTTGGTGCTTTGAGGTTCCTACCGGGCTGTTTATTACTCGTAGGAATGGCAAAATTACAGTCCAGGGTAACTGTAAATTTGCCCAGGCAGACAACATGGTAAATCCTATGACTCTTATCAAAATAGGGAGTGACGAGTTTAGACCAACACCTACCGACCTGGAAGCTTGGAGAAACGTATTTACCGAAGCACAATACGATAAAGATTTTAAGATATTTACACACAACGCAGTAACGGTCGAGCGAGTAGGATATGGCCAAGGAATTTATGATACTTCTGGAGATGTGACTCAGCTTACCAAGGAACTATTCATAGGTTTAATGGTGCCATCTGTAATCATGGACGGATCAGACACTACCTACGCAACTGGAAGCGTGGCCTTGGATGTTTTGCGACAAAGGTATATGCAATTTAGAAACATGTTAGGCGCCTGGTTAAAAAGAAAAATATTCGCGCCAATTTCTAAACTTAATGATTTTTATGAGTATATTGATGGTGAGAAGAAATTAATAGTCCCTGAGATTGACTGGAATCATATGTCCTTGTTTGATATGTCTGATTACATTCAGAATTTATCTACATTGGCAACTGGTGAAGGCGCGGCAAAAAAGATATCTTTGCAAACTCTTTATCGTTCTCTTGGTGTTGATTATGAAGACGAGCAGCGAAAAATAAGATACGAGGATATACAAGATGCAATTCGTACTAGAGAAATACAATCACTTGCAAATTATCCGCTGAATCAATTGAGGGCGTTGACTCCGAGAGATGAGATTGATGAATTTACTGAGGAGCCTTTGCCTGGAGAAGTAAATACTAAACCTGAAGCGGGTGAAGCTTCTGGTGGCGGCGGTGGTGGTGGTGGTGGTGGTGGTGCGCCGATGGAATTAGGTGGTTTAGATTTGCCAGGAGCGCCAGCAGGACCTCCGTCAGGAACTCCGCCTCCAGCCCCGGTAGGAAGACCTAAGGGACCGCAGCCCGCAGCTCCGGGCGGTGGAACTGGGATCGGAGCCGGCGGAATACCTAAACCAGTATAAAGTCGAGCTATAACCTGTTACATACCAAATAAATTTATGAGTAATTATAGAGTATGTACTGGGCCTTGTGGGTTAAAAAAAGAAACTAACAAGAAAAGTTTTTACTGGAGTGAAAGAGATAATAATTGGTACGCAATATGTATACTATGTTTTAGGGATAGGGATAATAAAACAAGCAAAATAAAACGGTTAGAAACTAAAAAGCAAGCCATAAATATATGCGGAGGGGTTTGTGGCTGTTGCGTAGAAAATATATTAGATTTTTTAACAATTGATCATATAAATGGCGGAGGCAGAGCTGAAGGACTTAGTAGTATGGATATGCACAAGGCCATATTTAACGGAGCTAGGGACGCAAAAGATTTAAGAAGTTTATGTTATAATTGTAATTGCTCGCGTGGAATGTATGGATTTTGCCCTCATGAATTTGCAGATATCTCAGATAAAAATAATTGTTTTGTTTGTGGCAATATATTGATTGAAAGGATAATTGGTAAGAAAAACCCAAAGACAAATAATTATCACCCATTATTTAAGCGCTCTGGAATAAATATATGTCTAGGGTGTTCGTTAAAACCAGGGGCTAAAGGTAATTACAGTTTAGAGAACAGAAGTACAAGATTAAGTTTAAAAACAAAAGTTATTAATGGCTATGGTGGTAAATGTGAATGTTGTGATGAGCCAAATTATATGTTTTTGACAATCGATCATATAAATGGGCATATGGGCGCTGAAAAACAAAACCCAAGAGCGCTGTATTTACAATTGGCTAGAAATAATTTCCCAAGAGATAATTTTAGACTTTTGTGTTATAACTGTAATTGCGGACGAGGGCATAACGGATCTGATGGCGTTTGTCCGCATAAAAAAGAAAATATTATTAGATTAATGCCTAATTCTATAAATAACGTATCAGCTAATATTTTGACCTTTTAGTATGACATCTACAAGAATTGAATGGATTGGCGAACTAAAAGAAAAAACAGAAGCTCCTGAGCCTAGCGCTATTGAAAAGACGGCTCAGCGTAGAAGCATGATGCAATGGCTACATGAGAAGTCTAATGTAGGTAGGCATGCAGCGGAAGCATTTTCTGACAGTTACCAAGAGCAAATGAAAGTGCTTCGAGAGTCTGATAATATAATTCGTCACGCAGTCACAGATCTTAAAAGCAATTTAAAACTGGCAAAAAAATCACTAAAACAGCGTAGATATTTAGATGTTGTTCATTTTATTGGAAATATAAATGATTCGATAAAATTAATTGGAAGTAAAAGAGCTATATTAAGAGATATGATGAAATCTCATTTGGATGATTTTTATGGTGATTATGAGCATGCCGATTTAGGAAGAGAGTACTTTAAGAAGCAAGCTGGGATAATGGATATGTTTTCTGGTGCTAGGCGTATGGCAGGAAAAGTATTTGAGAAGCATTACGATACGATACTTAAAGAACGCGCTCGGGCAATGGAAGAATTATATAATGAAACTGACCACTTAGTAGATTTAACTCTTGATACTCTTAAAGATTTAGGGACATATAGAGCTAAAGGAGATATTAATTCGTATATTAAATCTCTTGATGAGCTAGCTAGAAAAAGAGATAAGTTTGAGAATAAATTCAAGAATATTTATGACACTTATATTTTACCGTTTATAGATAGACTTAAGCAACAGGAACTGGAACAATCTGCTGCGTGGCGAGAATCAGTTCCGGCGCGTGCTTCTGAGGTGGCGGCTCCGGATATA